CTACACCCGTTAGGGTAAGCCTATACATATCCCCTGTTTGCCATTCTGCCGCAAGAAATTCATACGAGCAATACACCTGTCCATCGGCTTTAGCAAAGACCGGAGCAGTCATTGCACTCCAAGCCGCACCACCTCTTGACCTTTCCATTGTCTGGGTTATACCTGTTATATCTATGTTTGCTGATGCAATAGCTCCCGTATCAATGTCCATAAGCCCGACAGTGAACTGAAGAAAACCACCTTCTTCTACTGTTCCGGCTACAGACTGAGATACTCTAAGGTCTGCTGCTCCGCCAGTTATCATGTTTATAATGAACTCTGTTCTTTCAAGCAGGGAACCATCTCTATTAGCCCCTACGTTTGTTGATGAAAAAGCATTATCTGAATCGTCACGGCCTATTGCAACCACAGATTCATGCAGAATCAGAACTTCATCACCTGTTGCCACCGTTGCACCAAAGGCATCAGTGGTAAATGTGCCTGTTGCTGATACATAATCGGTGATTTTTTTTACTTGATGTTCCGGAGCATTGCCAGCAGAATCAGCATTCTTTAACACTTGCATGTAATAATGATTGTTAAAGAAATCATCACCATATCCAGCAAGATCAGGAATAATTATTGCTATTGTAGAAGCTGTTACATTTGCACATACACCCTGAACAGTAAATTTAGAACTCGTTAATCCAATAAAATCTATAATAAAATTATTTGGTTTCCTCTCTTTTGTCATGAGTTCACCTCAAATCCGTAATATACAGTTTTAAAGTTATAGTACCAGTTGCATTTGATGGGTCATCATTTTTGATTTTTGCATACAATGCATCAGTTTTTATTGTATCTGCATTATCATAATCTAATGCAACTTTTACACGTTCATAATTATTATCTATTCTCTCATAAGCTAAAATCTCATGTACTGAATTATACACAGCATCTTTATCGTCAAATAATGATAAATCATAATCATCAGAAGAGCAATTTACGTTTAACTGATTGATTATTCCGTGATGGGGGATAAGGTTCAATTTTAAAATATCGGATGTTGTGGAAGCAAGAACCGTAGGCAAAGTGTATGTATACAAATACTGTTTTTGCTTAGCCTGATCATGCATTTGTACTGTAGGCGTAATAGTTATCATGTACTGTACCTCCTCTTTGTAAAAAGCAGGGTACAAAAATTAAGATAACTTGCACCCTGCCATACATTTATTAATAAGTTGCGAAAGCGTTTGCAAAATTGGTGTAAACATTCGGGTTTGCATCGGTTTCATACCAGCAGCCGACATTTGTTAATTTATTTGCTCCGTCTACAGTCAAACCGCTTGTGAGTACACCCGAGTTAATAAGAGTAACTTCACAAGCCACCGCACCGACAACGGTTAAACCGCCTATTAAGCGATAACCCTTAAACCGGAAACGATCATCTGTATTCTCAGTAATTACTGTTACAAGCCCTTCTATCAGATCGCCACATCCATCAGCGTAAATTCTGATTGCATCCCCTGCACCGCCACTTCTGTTAACATCGATTGATGCGCCTGAATCGGCTTCAGTTGAAAAATTCTTCAAGTACAGGTTTATTCTCTTGCCAACATTGGCGTTATCGACCTGTAAACCCACAAGGTCTCCATGATCGATATTTATATTTTTCAATGTTGCGCTCCATGTACCAGCAGCCGCAGCAGGATCAATGCTTATAACATTCGTAACACTATCAGACGATGTTATTGTCGCCACACCATCGGGACACTCAACCTCAACACCGTTCACATCCGGCCACACAACGGAATCTGCTTCATCATAAGTACCACTTTTCAGCAATACTATTTTCCGTGTTGTTGTAACCAAAGCAAAAGCAGCAGTTAATGATTTTACAGGCTGGTAGATAGTACCAAGACCTACAGTATCATCCCCGTTGATAGGGTCAACATATATTTTTGTATCGTTGCTATTTGCTACAGGCCAACCAGGAGGACTTTTCGTAACCAGCACATTAATTGTATCATCAGAACCGGATGTGATTGCTTCAAGAGCAATCCCGAAAAATGTACCTGTATTCTTTTTGCTCAATTTAATTGTATCTGCTCTGGTAAAATACAGTTTATCGCCTATTGCTACAGCAGAATTACCTCCTGCATCAATAGCATTAACCGATAGATCATAAACAGCGGGGCCTAAATCAACTGCTGCATTATCGTCTGAATCTGCATCGGTTAATAAAACACCGTGTAAATTACCTATAACTTCCGGATCACCAGAATCATATCCAGTTGTTACAGCAAGAAACATCTTTTTGCCATCCTGTATAAAATTTGTAGCCATGGTTACCTCCTTAGAAAATATTATTAATTTTTATGTGTCAGGGTTAAGATACAGGCCACGCCAGTCAAGAGCTTTTGCGCCCACATCGATTCTCACTTTATATTCAACACCATCAACCGTCCAGCCCTGCTTGGTTTCCATGTAGGGAGCCTGGACACCGTTTAAGAAAAAGACTGTTACCGTTTTTCCTTTCTGAGCTGCAAGATACCAGTAAGCAGGTGAATTATCATCCAGCCTTGATTCATATATCCTTTTGAAATATGTACCGCTATAAGGGTTCGTTCTTGAAGATGCAAAAGTTGAATCGGTAGCAGGTGTTGAATTATCGCTAAATTTTTCAGATTTAAAAAATACCTCTGAAACACCTTCCAGCGCACGTGGAGCAATAAAAAATTCAGGTCTGATATTCAACCTTCTCAATCCCTGTAAATCTTTCTGTGTACCCATGGCCAAGATTGCAGCGGCAAGAGTGGATATTCCAGGAGGAGCAATATCGCCACTGACAGCTATATTGCTATGTGTAGCATTAAATAATGCAACACCATCACCCATAACAGCATTTGCAGTTAAAACAGCATATGCAACATCCCCTACTTTCCGAGCAGCGGCTTCACCATGTGATTGTGGAATATTGGTCAAAGCATTCAGATCATCATTGATGATAACCTGTCTGGATAAAGCAAATATCTTGCCATATGTGGCAATCTGATATGTTTCCTGTGCTTCCGTCCTTTTGCCATATTTATATTCAGTATCCTCCGGAATCTCGTCAAGATCAGATGATTCAGAGATCCTTACACTGTAATTTTGTTTAAAGTCTGATACTTGTCCGGTAGCACACCACTGATTCCATGTTTCAGTCTGAGTATTCCAGCCCTGAAATAATGATTTATTTGCAACATTGGCAAGCAAATAAGGAAAATCAGATGTAGTAAGCGCACGCCCTACCATTTCAAGAGGTCTGCCATTGGAGTTCTGATTAGAATATTTTAAAGCCATTCTTGCCATTTCCACAAGACTGTAACCTCTCAATTCTTCTGCACCAGGAGCAGGTTTTTCAACATTTGCACCGCTTCTTAGCATCAAGGCATCTTCTGTAGCTGATCTGAATTTATCCCTTTCATCCACTCCGATTCTTATTTCACCAAAAAAACCGATTTCACGCTGTCCGGATTTTTCTTTGGTTTTTGCTTCATCAAGGTAATCCATGACAGCCTTTCTTGCTTCATCAATGCCTTTGTTTCCAGTGATAAGAGCATCAGCAATATCAGCGCACTCAAAACGTCCACACATTGCCCTTATTTCTGTTATCCTTGCCTGTTCAACCCTTGCGCCTTCTGCTCTTGCTTCATCCATTGATTTTGTGTCAACAGGAGCAGTTCTTACTGACTGGGTTGATTCATCCTTTCTTAAATCAAGTTTTTCCAAAAACGCCCATGCTTCGGCTTCAGTTGCCGAGTTAGCAAGGCCTCTACCCTCCAAAAACTTTCTTAACTTTTCTTCCATTTTGTTAACCTCCTTGTAATTTTGGTTATATTCAGAACGTGCCTTTGCGTCCTCGTCTGCGCCGATAGGACATGCGCTTAGTTCTTTTGGCAGCCAGCTTGTAACGACTTTTAGTGGCCCTGTGAAACTGCGACCATCAACTATCTGTGTTTCATTTGCAGGTATCCAGACAGATTCCAAAGGTTTGTAACCAATAGAAAAATCTGTTAAATGCCCTTCTTTCACTTTTGTGTATGAACTTTCTGCTTTCTCAACAGTGGAAAAGAAAGAACGTCCGATAAGCTTATCGTTCTCTATTTTCATTTCTCTGTATGAACCGATAACGGCACTGGTATCATATCTCTGGTGTGTGTCCAGCAACGGAATCTGTCTATTTTTAGGGAGCTTGCATCCTCTCATTAACAGGACTTCGTTAATGACTTCCCACCGTTCATAATCCATGACAGAAACAGGGTTTTCAGTACTTGCTATTACCTCAACAGAACGGGTTGCTTCATCCAGTGTTGACGGTACACCAGTGTTCAAAATATCGAGTGGAGCTGATCTATAAAAAAGCCCGTTATTGTGCTGATTTTTTTTATCAGGCATATCTGTTAACCTCCTTGTCATTGTTTCCGTTATTGTTTGATTCGATCTTGATGACTGATTTCCCCTGGTCAAGTACAGATGCAGGGTTATTTTTCAAATTCGTGCTGATTTTGCTAAGATCAACTTCAATGTTGTGTTCCTTCTTCATTGCATCGGCTTGCTCAATTTCCTTGTAAATATCTTCTAAATCACGCCCACGCCTTGCAGCCACTTCTTGAGGTGAAATTAATTTTGCTTCTAACTTGTCGATTGTGGCCTTTGAGTCTCTCAATTCTTCCATTGACTCCATGCCTGGTGGTTGCCATTCGATACGCTGCCAGACAAAAGAGTTTGTGAAATATCCAGGCAACGGGAGACGACCAGATAAAACGGCTCTGTCATAAAAGGGTTTAATTGCAGGGGTACAGAAATGCCTTATGTGACGTGTATGAATAGGGTGTAAAGTCTGAGAAAAGTCAGAACGTACCATCTTTCCGGTACTCCAACTTGTCTGTGAATAATCACCTGAAAGGAGTTCATATGGAACACCAGTTGCAACGGCAATCATAGTGAGAATGAGTTTCACCATAGGAGGAAAGTTGCTTCCAGGACGGTTGCTACTGGCAAGGGTTATCTTTTCGCCATCTCTTAAATATTCAATTATTCCATTTTCTATTTCCTCAATCTTCTTGATTGCGCCTGTTTCTGAATCGGTTTCATCTGTAAGATTCATCCACTGTTGACGTGATGCAGGATCAGGAGATTCAACGAATGCAAGCCATTTAGCCGCCATTTTAGCACCGTCAAGCTCTGTGTCCATAAGATCACCGAGATCATGAGCAACCAGAACAGCACTGGTAAAATCTGATATTCCTCTTAATTGTTGAGGTCTTAAAGTCTGAAATCCATGAATTACATCTTCAGCAGGAACACGGATTGTTTCTTTACCCCATCCATCAGGATCGTAAAAATGATAGGCAACAACCCTTCCGGACAGCTTGTTATATTCAATCCCCTGCCTTATCTCAGTGATTGCACCTTTATTGCTTGCCATGCCGATTGCACCGCCGGAAAACGTATCATATTGTGAAGTTAGCCAGTCTGATTCATAGATTTGCAATGCATATGGGATATATTGTGATTTTTCACGGGGGTATTTTTTGACAAGAAGGAACTCGCCTGATTCAACATCCTGTCTTTTTGCAAGCTGCATAAGTTCGTAAAAATGAAGCTTTCCGGAAATATCGGCTTGATCGGCCCAAAAGTTGAAAGCATCCTCTACTTGCTGGTTACGCTTTTTGTCAAGTTTACCGTCAAGTTTAATCCGTGATTGAAAGATGATTCCAGGACCTACCGTATAATCAACAAGGGTTTGTACTGCTCTCTTAAAATACGGAAAATCTCTGACAAGTTGCCGAACCCTTGCCCTCACTGTAGGAGCAGCCGCACCAATAACAGTATTAACACTGGAATTGACAGGACTCCATGCACCAGTCATACGGGTAGTTTTAGCAGCTGCATATGTGTCATCTGCACGTGAACGGAGATATTTACGTGCAATCATGGCACGGGGTGAAAAAATGCCTACTATGGTATCAACTGTATTGTTAAGGGAATTAACGAACTTGCTCAATATCCGCGCCCTCCCTGTTTTGCATAGGTACGGGGACGGTATGAACCAAGCTCTGCTTGAATGTCTGCTTTTAGGTTTTTAAGATCGGAAAGGGTTACATCTGCGTACTTTATAAGGTGATCGCCTATACTGACCTGACCGACTCTTGTTCCTGATATAAAAGTTCTTATTGCTGCTTCAATGTTTGATAAATCTGTAGTTGTGTATGCCATACCGATTCATTATCATGGCGTTTTTTGATAAAAAGGGTATTTGGGGGTTTTTGCTGATATGTGCGGACAAACAGGGGGTGGATGCGGACAAACAGGGGGTATTTGGGGGTTTTTGGGGTTGACAGGTTTTTTAAGGGATAAAAAAGCCCCTCAGGAGAGGGGCAAACTAAAGGGGGGATTTAAATTATTCCCCTGCCATTTCTTGAGCGTACTTTTCAATTTTCTCTTCTCCTTTTTCAAGGATAATTTTCCAGAATGCCTGTGTCCAGATTTCCAGGCAGGCTGCCTGGAAGATTGTCAAGCTGCCAAGTTTTTCGTTAAGCTGTTCCTTGTCGATGCCCCATTTAGCGTCAAGCTGATCAAGTGCGATGCTATCTTGCACCTGAATCACGATTCCCTGCCCTGCAAACGCAGGGGTAAGAATCCTTGCATTTTCAGAATCAAGAATGAGCATCAACTCATTCTTTGAAAATTTACCTTTGAGTTCTCTCTCTACTGTCTGTTTGTAGAGCGTCGGGATCGCCTCGAGC